TTACCTATATCAGGCATTCTGCCACGCTTAATTTCGTATATATCAAGCGATATTGAAAGCTTGCAATTCGGATCAGCTTCAAGATTTTGATGTAGTTCTATAATCTGTGATGGCGTGATCTGTTTTACAATATGCTTAATCAGGTAATTATGAAAATAATTGGTTACTCGCGCTCTTGCTGTAAAATGCAATGATGCATTATAAAGAGATTGTCCGTTAACGGTCCAGTAACGGGGTTTTCCTGTCTTCTTTGATTTCTTGGATAAAAGCATTTTATCTTCAAAGTTCTCAATCGTCACTAAAATTATCATCGACAGATGCCCCTTCATAAGTATTTGTTTCCGCTAAACGAATCAAGATGATCCCTTCACGGCTATGTTCACCTGTAGATGATTTGATCATTACAGGTGGAATACCATACTGTTCACATAACGTTGTCTTTGCTAATAGATCATTATGAGCGCATACTACCACTACGTTTCCTTTATATTGGTTATCAATTAACTTGACGTAAGTACATATATACCTTTTCTTCCTTCTATTTAGAATTATTGGCATTTTTCAAAAAGTTACTGACAAGTTCATCGAATCTTTTCAGATCATGATCTTTGACGAAATCTGAAGGATCTTTTGAATATCCTATTGGGTTACAGGTGAAAGGAAGATGATATTTTTGAGCGAAATCCATTCCTTTCTTAATACCTGTTTCGTCATTGTCATACCAGACATAAATTGTTTTCCACCTTTTCAAAAGCTTTTGCATCACCTGATCAGGTAGGAGTGCTCCTTCGTTATTAGGTGCTATTGCCCAATATCCAAGCAGGTTAAAGATTAAAATATCTTTATAACTCTTAGTAATGAACAATATGTTTCCACCTTTACGCGGAAGAAGAGTCCATCCCTGGACTATTGTATTATCGACATTTGATATAAACCTGCTTCCGTTTTTAGCATTCGGAAAGTAAAGTTTTCTACGGAATATACCGTTATGCCAGTAATAATCATAAGAATAGGCTAACTGGAAAGCGTTTACCGGATAACCAGCCTTATCTTTTTTTTCATTGGTCAGCCTGTAATAGCCTATACTTTTGATATTGTGATACTCAAGCAGTTTCAATGGTATTTTGTACGATGACCAGTACTTTTTATCATTCTCTGTCCAGTTTCGAGGACTTATCTCGATTACGGTCCCTCTTTTTTCGTGTTTTTTCAGGTCTATCTTGGTAACTTCAGGGATAGCTATCAGGGAAGGATGTTCTATTTCTACCGGGCTTCCGAGTCTGAGACCAAAATCATTATTTATCTTACGAAGCGATTCATGATAACTGATGTTATACTTCCTGCTTATGTAATCAAAAATCCTGTATTTTTCGTTTTCTCCGAAATCCTGGTATAACAGATCACCTTTCCATACCACTATAACACAATCAGGATTATGATCGTTGTAAAATTCACTTTTGAATCTTACGTCAATTTCTTTGAATGGCGTACAGTATGTTTTGAATAACTGGTAGCTGTCTACGTGTTTTAGTATGTTTTCTTTAGTTAAAGATTTTTCACCTGATATAAACATAGTCTTCTGACTTATTAAAAGGGATCTGATTCAGCGTTAGCTGAATTTGAAGAATCAACTGTGCTTTCTTCAAGCACTGTAGGTTCAATCCATTCTTTCAAGGCAAAATCATTTTGAAAGTCTTCTTTTGGGGGATAACCTGCTTCAGTCTGACCTTTGATGTATGATTCCCAATAGTTGTTCCTCTTGTTAGTTGCCCTGTCAAAATATCTGTTATAGACACTTTGATATTTTCCTTCTTTTACTGTAAGAAGAACCCTTATTTCATTTTCAGGAAACTTTGTAAGCAATGATCTGAGTTCGGCATAATTTCCGAGGAACAATGCATCAAACTTGTCAAGTTTCGCTTCGTCTGCAGGAGCTATATTAAGCCAGTTAATAAGAAATGCATGAAGATCAGCTTCGCCAACCTTTGCTTTTCTTGCTGAAGATGAATCAAACCATTTCATTGATTCTCCTGATGGAGGTGTATCAATATCGCCCCATGCGCTTCTTCCGAAATTGTTTATCCATTCCACTTTAGTTCCATTCTGATTTGTTCTGAAACGGTCTTCAAGAAAGAATGAAACTTTTGTTCTGATGTTCAATGTTTTATGTGAGAGAAAGAAATCAAGCCTCAGTTTTTTCACACCTTCTTCTGTCTGTGAAAAATATACAGGTTCATTTTGTACCCTCATTCCCAGAGCTTCCATTTCCGATTTTGTCGGATTGATAGCTGTGACTTTCATTGTTGTAAGTCCTGTATAGAGCCTGTTTTCCTGGTAAACTGCTTTCTCTGACGAATTTCCATTAAGAGCCATAATTATGTATTTTAAAAATTGTTTATATTTTATGCTTCGACTTCTGCTATGTAATATTCATCAATACATTTGATTACATAGGAAAGATCATTCGGGATAAGGAAGTCTTTGAACATTCCTTTTGGTGATTTGGCGGTAGTTGTACCGTCATTCTGAGTGATAAATGAATACTTTAATTCGTTTGTTGCCTGGTCCTTGCTTACATCTGTAAAAAGGACAACAGTAAACAAACCTTCAAG